GCATAACTTCTAAATTATGAATAGCATTAAATAGTTCTAATGCTTCTTGTTCGTTCAACTGTTCTCTTTCTATAAAGAAATCAAGATAACGATTGACTGTTTCGTCCCAGGTCTCTCTACGCCCTTCGCTTTCTAGCCATCTGGCATAACGACTTTTATGAATAAAACTTTGGTATTGATCCATCAGACCATTCTCTCCTTTATTTCGGATATATTATCCTTTCCTATTGCATCATCGCAATATGTTATTAAGTCCATCAATTCGTAGTTTTTTAATAAAACTTCCGCATTTGCATTAAGTTCTTGTATATACTTATAATTTCCTGCTATAGGTACATTATCGTATATTGTCATTGCATCGCCGTAATCTCTTATAAGCTGTTCTGCTCTCTTCGGGCCAATACCATTAATACCTGGAACATTATCGCCTTTATCTCCTGTAAGACACTTGAAAGAAATATATTCTTCAGGTGTTACATTATAATGTTCACTCCAGTTATCTATTGTTACTTCTTTACGAGTAACATAAGAAAATCTACTTACACCCTCTTGAATTAATAAGTCCCAGTCTCGGTCACTGGAAACCAGCCATATATTATTTAATTTATATAGCTCTTTTTGTTTTACGAGGTGGGCAGCAAGATCATCTGCCTCTACACCTTGAAAACGAAATACTTTGTATTCTTCAGAGAGTAGTTCTAATGTTTCTTCGTACTCTTCAAAGAAATCTGCAAAGGCTTGTTTTTCTTCTTCAGTTTGTTCAGCATATTTATCTTTTCGATTTTGTTTGTACTCTGGAGATATATTCTTTCTATAACTCGAAGAGCCCCAATCTGCGGTAATAAGTACAGTACCACAATGATAAGAATTTGCTAAAGATTTTACTGTTTCTACATACTGTTCTCGAAAATCTGTTCTTCCTTGATGTTTCCATCGAAAAGCTAAATTTAACGCGTCTACTATGAGTACTCCGTCTAGGTTACGTTCATTGAATTTAAAAGCCATAGACATGCTCCATGTAATTTTTTAACCCTTTTACATAATTACGTAAATCTAGTTCATTTGTACCTATTACAGAATTACATTGTTTACAAAGTATGCCTCTCACTTTTCCTGTATCATGGTCATGGTCTACATGACCCCCTTTTTTGCCCATAAACATGTCTAAAGGTACTTTACAAATGTGACATTTTTTATCTTGAGCCGCCCATAGGGCTAGTACTTCTTTACGATTTAATCCGTACCTATAAAGATTGTTATCACAAACTCTGCAAAGTTTTAGACTTTTAAAGGAAGTTATCCCGTCGTTTTCAATTCCGCAGTGCCTACATATATTATTCACTTTAAAAACTCCACGTCTTCTTGTTTTAACCACTCCTCTGCTAGCATGACGTAACAATCTAGCCATTCTATTCTCATGAAATGATTCGTATTTATAGGTAATATACTACTTACAACAAATACTGCTGATCTATTGTATTTAAAAAACAAAAGAGCTTCTTGATCTCCTCCAGCAGCTTGTTGTAGTACTTTTACCCACCATTTTATTAAATTATTAGTTTTAGGTGCTGTAAATATTTTGTCAGAAAGAGGAGAGTTTTCGTAATTTTTTACTTCTATACAAAACCTATTTTTCTCATGAGGGACATACAAGTCCCCCTTTAAGTACTCCAAGGCTCCTGAATTAGGAACCCTTTCAAATTGAAGTCCTGTAAAATCTCTTAACATATCTCTAACTAAATACTCACCTCTTGCACCTTTTGCTCTAGAATCTACCATTATTGCTCCAAACCACTCACATTTCCTTGCTTAACTACTTCTATTTTTTCTAGCAAAGGGTGTGTCCATCCATGGGAAACTACATAGGTATTTAAGTCTTCTCCTAATAATACTTCTACTAGTTTTTCCCTTCCACTGTCGTCAAGAACATTGATTACTTCGTCTAAAAATAATATATTTATTCTTGATTTTGAAATACTACTCATTAATCTGCGAATCGCAATAAGAGTAGCGGTGTTTACTCTTGCCAACTCTCCAGAGGAAAGGGCTAGAATATCAACTATGTTTTCATTATCAGTAATTTGTATATTTAATTTATCATTAGACACTACAAACTCTAAAGTAAAACGACCATCAGACAATTCGGCTAAGTACTCATTGGCTAACTCTTCAAGTTCTCCAACTAAGTTTTCAATCTTATATGCAAGCAAGCCATTGGTACTAAAAGCTTTCTTCAATACATCTAACTCAGATTCTATTTTTTGAATTTCTGCAAGTTTGTCGTCATAGTCTTCCTGCTGTTTAACAAACTCTGCTGTTTGCTCTTGTATTACTTGAATACGAGTGTTTAGCTTTGTTCGTCTTTCGTTTTCCGCCGCACTACGAGCCAATTCTGCCTTTGCTTTTTGCACTCGTTCACGAATATTGTATAGTTTAGTTTCAAGCTGTTCTTTATCCAAAATATCTGTAGGTAAAGTTCTGTCCACTGATCGTAACAACTCTTCGAAATCTCTGCGGGTTTTATCGATATAATCAATTTTTTTATTTTGCTCTTTAATTTCTGTAATTCGAAGCTTAATTCCATCCATTTTCTCCTGTGCGGATAAAAGTTTAGATCTCTCGCCTGCAATCATAGCCTTCTCTGCCGAAACATCGATAGGTTGCTTACAAGTAGGGCATACTTCTTTCAATTGTTCTAATTTTTTCAGAGTCCGTTGAGCACCCGCTGCGGCCCCCTGTAAAGACCCCATCTCCTCTTGTAAAGAATCATAGGACTCATATTGAGTTTCTTCGTTTTCAAAAAATATTGAAGTATCTATTTGATCAAGTAGTTTCTTATACTGATTATTCGTATTTATTTTTTTATTTTTTTCCGAAATATTTTCAATTTCTACTGTGAGAGAACTCAAAACCTTTTCATCATCAGATGTGTCAATTTGTAAATCTAACATAGGTAGTATAGATGTATCACTTAATTTATTATCTTTTAACCATTTTTCTACCGTTGCTAAGTTTCCTGTAACTATAGCAGCTTTGTTAGATGCGTCTTTTGATGCATTTTTAAATACTTCAAATAAATTTACATAAGCGTCCAAGTGTAATAGGTCTATTAAAAACTTTTTCCTATTAGTATCTGTGGCAGTTAAAAACTGCAAACTAGCATTTGTATTTTGATATACTAGCTGTGAGAATGTTTTAAAATCAATACCTAATATTTCTTGTAAAGACTTATATGTATTTGTAGCAGTATGACTAGAGATATCTTCTCCGTTTTTTTCAAGCACTACTTTAATATTAGTCTTTCTATCAACTATTACGTTATAATCGTTTCCATCCTTTTCAAAATTTAAAGAGATATTATATCCTTTGTTTATGTACCTATTAGGTATATCTGCTTTTTTAATACCCTTTGAATTTTTATTGTAAAGAACTTCTTCGATAATTAATGGTATGGAAGACTTTCCCATACCATTTGTACCAATTATTTGAGTTACTGTATTGTCGTCTAAATCCAACTCGTTATTGGGGCCATAACTAAAACAGTTACTCCATTTGAGCTTTTTTAGCGTAATCATTGTATGTCCCTATTATATTACTAATTTGTGAATCTGGTATTTCAAGAATGAATCTTAAATACTCTATAAGCTCTTCTTCTAAAGTCATATCTTTATCTATAATAAGGGTGGCTTCAGAGTTTCTTTTTACTACTTTTTTATCCAATAGTTCAGAGTTTTTTACACCCGCTAGCTCTTGTATATCCCCTTCAATTTCATATATGGTATGGTGATAATCTGTGGGCACCATATCATTACTATTTGTAACCGTTTTTCGTATTAATTGCGGTAATTCAAAAGGCTCCCACATCCATTCCCAGTTTTCAGGGTTAATAAGAATGTATCCTGTTGTCACCTCATTTCTGTGAAAAGAAGTAGTCATAGGACTTCCGGGGTATACAATATTCTTTTGTGTATTACTATGGGCATGAAGATCTCCTGCAAAAACTACAGGAAAATCTTCAAACCTATCTAACTCCACTTCTGGCTTAACATGAGGAGGTATCTCCCCCCGTACATGTGTAAATAAAGGCTTAGAAGTGTCAAACTTTTCAATACTATCTTTTCTATGCAAATCTGCATAAGGAAGAACTCCAAAACCTAAATTACTATCAACATACGATATATCTACTATATGTACTAAAGGGTTTATATCTCTAGTTACCTGTTTTAATTGAGTAAAAAATGTTTTATTCTTCTTTGTAGCTTCATGGTTTCCGTCATAAATAAGAGTTGAAATTTTTACATTTCTAATAAAGGAAAAATAAAGTTCTAACTCCTCCATGTTTGGAAGACGATCAAAAAGATCGCCTCCTATAATATGCATGCTACACTGTTTTTCAATAGAGTGGATCTGATTAAAAAACTTTGTGTACCTATTTAAAGCCCAGTCAACTGGGACATTTTTTTGTCCCAGTTTTATATGCCAGTCTGCGGTGAATAAGATCATGATACTTTGAATTCTTCTTCAATACTCTCATCCATAGCATCTTCGCTATTAGCATTATGAATTTTATCGAGCAATTCTTTTTGAGCGTCCGGAGTAGGTCGAGACATAACGTCGTCCATAGACTTCAGTTCAGCAATAGCTGTCAATTCAGCTTCGCTAAGTGCTCGAGGCTTACACTTGAGTGCTTGCAGTTGATACTCTACATTATAAGGAAGAGGTCCGGTCTTTACTCGCTTAAAACAAATGTCCCAGCCAGTTTCAGGATCAGTAGGATCGCCCAAGTCTTCAGCAGCAGTAATAATCTGCTCCCACAACTTCTTTTTAAGGTTTACTACTTTGATCTCTCCGTTATCAATGCACTGAGTAGCGTAACTCCAACCACACTTAAGGTCGGGGTAAAAGTCACGAACCCAGTCTTTCTCTAAGTTATTAAAAGACTCAGTGTTTCTATCAAAAGATAGACACTCAAGAGGAATGTTTTTATCGTTCTCTCCCTTAATCCAGTAAACATAGCGAGCAAGAATGTCACCAACGATACGCATTTTGTTATCGCCGTCTTTATACTGAAAAGATGAGATTGATGATTTTTGGGCAGAGCCCTTTGATTTGTTAAATGATAATGCCATTAATGTATCTCCATTTTAGGGACTTCTTCGTATAAAAAATGAACTCTGTCATCTTCTATCATAAGTAGCCTATTATTGTTTATAATTGTTTCCGGTTCTAGGCCTGGTACTAATATCAGATCTAGAGCCGTATCTTGTGTGTTAATAAAATCTATAGCCGATCGAAAAGAGCACAGCGAAACATACTGAGCTATTTCTCGATGGTTGTACTTATAAGAGTGGTATAGAAGTATATCGGGGTGCAGCATGAAGCCAACCCCTGAAAAGTCTTTATGTGAATATTTATAAATAGGATCATTACGATTTTTGGGTACTTGTTTTTCAACAAGCATCCTAAATATTCGTACTATCTCGCGCACATTTCCATGCGACGCATTATAAATTTTCATCCAATCAAATAAGAACATATATTATACCTAAGTTTAACCTTGTTGTCAAGAACTATTTTTTTATAGCTGTTTGATTTGATATCCCTGTTTCATGTAGTGTCCCATACGTGTAGAAGCTTGTCTTCTTGCAGTATTACCCTTGAGATGTATATCAATAATCACCGGGTCTTTTTTATTTTCTTCTTTTCGTATGACACGCCCAATCAACTGGGTTAATAATGGTTCATTATTAATAGGTGTCCCTAAAATGAGGCAACTTAAGCTATTTAAGGATATGCCCTCTGAAAAAATAGCTTGAGTACCAAAAAGGATCTTCTTTTTGCCACTTGTTATAAGAGACATACGTTCTTCTCTTTCCTCATGCGATAGTTCACCCGTAACACTAGTCGCTATGTCCCCCGCTAATTCGGCACAGGCTTTCATAAAGTGAACTCGATCGCTCACAACCAACACTTTATGCCCTTTTGCGGCGTAGGCCGCAGCAAGCATAGCAACTGTGTGTCGATACTCTTCATTATTAGTAAGAGCATTAACTCTGTTAGCCCAAGGAGTTTTAGCCCCGTCCATAAAACGAACATCGCTACTCAATACATGAATAGTAGGAGGCATAAAGTTTTCTTTAGGTGGTTTGAAGATTTTACTTCCAAAATAGTCTCGGAACACCACATGTTTACCGTCTTTTCTTTCTATAGTACCAGATAAGCCTAGCTTATATCTAGCATGATTACTATCAATTATCTTAGAAAACGTAGGGGAGGAGACATGATGCATTTCATCCAAAATGATTGTTCCAAAACTCTTCTGTACTTTATCAATGTTTCGGTATAAAGTTTGAGTATTCCCGATCACAATAGAAGGCTCAAGATCAAATTGACCACTGCCTACTATGCCCGGTTTAAATCCATAGACTTTTTCTACCTCTTTTGCCCACTGATTTCTTAGAGGTACAGTATGAGTAACAACAAGTGTTTTCTGCCCTAGTTTACCTGCAATAGCTAAACCTGTAAAAGTCTTTCCCCAACTTACCCATGCGTTAATTATAGCATTGTCTTCGATTTGCTCAAAAACACTTTGCTGACTCTCTCGCAAAGGGAACTTAAAGTCGGGAAAGCTTTCAGGCATTATTAATCTTTTGTCGACTATCTCGTAGTCATCTGGGATTAAGTCCACTCTTCCCACAGGTATACTTACTAGATCCGCTCTAATACGCGTCATAGTTTTTATAATCTGAGGAGGATCCTTAGGGTTATATGTAGGTATAGAATAAGTAAGTTCTTTGTTAAGAACCTCTTTATATTCCTGCGTTACCTCTAAATAAATCCTATTACTTATTACTGCTTTCATAGTTGTAAGCGACTTTTTGTTATAATATATTGTTTAACTAAATCGGAACGTACAATATCTTCTACTTCGAATTCTATAAATGTAAACATATGCATATGCTCAAGAACTCTAAAGAAGTCTTTTATTCCATTCCCTCTTAGGTCTGCCTGTCTAAAGTCTCCGCAAAAAATCACTCTACAATTTTCACCCATACGGGTAATAATTGAGTCTAGTTCATGGAATGACATATTCTGACACTCATCAATTAAAATTACTGCATTTCTGAGGGTTATTCCTCGTATAAATGAAGTAGTCATAAACTCTACTATGTTTTTCTGTTTAAGTACGTCATATGCATCCCCTCTTTGAAATAAATCTATAGTTACAGCTTTATAAGGTTCTTCATATACTGAGGACTTTTCTTTCTCCGTACCTGGAAGAAAACCAATGTCCCTTGTGGGTACTGCACTTCGAATAATTACTAGCTTTTGAAAATCTCCTTTCGCCATATCATCAAATGCTAGGTAAGATGATATGAATGTTTTTCCTGTTCCTGCAAGTCCATGCAGTACTAAGTGGTTTGTTGTCTCAAATGCTTTAAGTTGATTACGTGTTAAAGGTTCTATCTCTCGCAGTTCAAAATTTACTCCTGCAAGAGTTCTTCTCTTTTTAGCCATAGTTATACTTTTCTTATAGTGTCTTTGAGTTTCATTTCTGAATACTCGTACAACATCCAAGGGATACCCCTACGATGCAAAATTCCCGCCCATTGAAGATCATTCATAGGAGGGCGGGGTATCTTAAAAGGGAGATTAAGCCCTTTCACCCATAAAACAGAAGCTCTTTCTTTCTGTTCTATTTTACGAATTTTATAATATTTTAAGGAAAAATTTTCTGTTTTTTCATAAATAAAAGGTTCTCCTTTACTATCTACAAAAGTTTTTTTCTTTTGTTTAATAATACCTAGAAGACCTCCTAAAGAAAATTTTAAAGGATATAAATCCCTGAAAGGAGTTTGCAGCCTTCTTCTTCCTAAGGTGTCTCCTGACATATTTTTATCATCCAATAATCTATTTTCAACAAACAGTAAGCCGTCTTCTTCGTGCCAATTCGAAGAGTCTAGTATATATACAGGAAAAGTTATCTTATTAATTTTTTTATATGTAATTACCATACATCTTCTCGAATTTACCGCCAGAGTAATCTTCGTGGACAATCTCAAAGTCACAACCAACAGGAGTACCTGGAATAGATACGCCTCTATCCATTTGCACATAGGATGCGAGTTTTTTCATATACTCATCTACTTCTTCATTAGGCACTTCAGCCAAAATTGAGTCATGTACTAATGCGAATATACGTGCCTTCTTATTGTTAGCTTTAATCCAAGCATTCATGTCTATAGCGCCTAATAAATTGATATCAGAAGCAGCAGATTGCACTAAAAAATTAAGACCGGACCTAACACTACCAGCTGCAATACTTCTATCTGTTGATGCAACATTTGGTAGCCTTCTTTTTCTACCGAAGTAGCTGTAAATAAATCCATTCTGTTGGATGTATTTTTGGTTATCTTCAATCCACTCTTTTAACTTGTGGAATTCTCTAAAGTAATCGTCAATAACCTCTTGTGCTTCTTGTTTGCTAAAATAAGTTCCTGAGTCTTTTGTGACTTGTTCGCTAATCTTATTCGCGCCAGCTCCGTACATAATGCCAAAGGTTACAGCTTTTGCCGCCTGTCTTTGCATACTGTATAGTTCTGCT